GACCCTGCCCCGGCTGTTGTATATGAAGGTGTTGGTAACTCACTGCTAAATCACCGGATAAATAGCAGCTATGCCCTGTAAGGCATTGACACGGGCCCAGGCGACGCCCAGGAAAGCCATGCACCGGCTCCGTGCCCTTACATCCGACGTCACTTCAGGACTTCTCAACTTGTATGACGGCGGACGGCATGTGTCCATTATTTTTTCGTAGCCGGGTTAACCCGATCATACGGCCGTGCGGGCTTCAAAGCGGACACGGACTTGTTTTATGGGAGTAGAAGGGAAGGTGTATGTTGTAGGCACTTTCTGAGCATTTCTGCGGAGCCACCGCGTCATCAGTACCTTTTACACGTGTGTGTTATCATGATTTCTGCTTGCGCTTGCCGCCGGCGCCTTTGCGCCCTTCGCCCTTCTTGCCTTTGCCAGAGTTATTCGACTTCTTGTCTGGTGGTGGTCGAGAAACGTTGAGCGTAGTAGGTTTGATATGGGGAGCCTTCTTGGCGGGCGATTTAAGGTACGACTTAATTAAAAGCCGAGCCTTGTCTGCGCCTACGGCTGCCACATTCGCACCTGTTGCCCGCAAGACCGGGGTTACATAGCTCAGGCCCTTGGTTACAGAGGATAGTATAGATCGGTGGTCCACATTGTCAAAGAAGAAACCGGCTTCAAGACACACAAGCTGTGCCTGGTGGGCCTGCTCCATTGAAACTGCCGAAACTGCCACGGGCCACAAGACGCTCGAATTCCTATACTCGACATGCCAATCAACATTGATGGCCAAAGTCGTGCCCCCATCGGGGTCATCAAATCGAAACGCTGTCACCAGTGCCGTTCTGCCCAAATGGATCCAAGTGCTCGTAAACCATTCTGGAGCATAAGTGGTACCGCCATGCGCGGAATCCCAAACGTCGTCGGCAAACTCGGCCACATCAGTCTGGGGCGGGACGTAAGTGTAGAACCCCTTCTCCAAGCCGAAAAAGTACTTCTCTGATGGCGCCAGCTGCGAGAACGAGTCTTGAGTAACGTCGAAAACATCCTGGACGGCGGGGTTGAAACGGCCCGCAAGAACTGTACCTTCCTTGTTTAATGCCTTCGTCACGTTGGTAAACAACGCGGACAAAGCTGTCACGCGAGTGTTCGAATACGGAACTGTAGATACTGACAAGGCTGGCGGCTTAACAATTGGCACCAGCACCGGGATGCGGTTGGCGCCTGTGAAAACTGCCTTTGAAGGTCCAGTTGTGGGCAACATATCAATGGCCCAAGAAGTACTATTGCAGGCAATGATGCAAGCGTCATTCACCTGGGTTAGTGACGGCATGGAAAACCCAATCGGCCGAATGAACACCGTTTCCGTAGCAGTCCAAAAGCCCCAATAACCATTGAACCTGTCAACCACTGTGTTGGTGATATTGAGGTTCAGAACAATGGAACGGGCTAGGAGCACACCACCCATATCGACCGACTCACAGTCCATCACGGCGGATTGGCCGGCCGGTGGCGCACCCGTGGTCCTAATGAGGGCGGCCATCTTAGTTCCTTTGGGCACATAAATGTATCCTCGACCGTTGAACTCGCCGAGAATCGGATATGCGGAGGGCAAAGGGGCCGCACCTTCAACTGCAATGTCACACTGGTTGACGGCTGCATCGCCGGTGGATGTCTGGGTCGGGTTCGACCAAAAGCCGCCTGTAGTGTCGGGTGCACCAGTTCCACTAGTCCATGATGCTGTCCAGGTATACGGCTTCACCGGGTCCGTAACACTGAGCCACAAAGGCACGGTGCTACTCTTAATGAGCATTCCCCGCAAACCCTCAGCTGGCACAGCAACGGTTGCAGTCGCATTGAAAGGCAAGACTGAGGTTCGTTCGACAGCGGGATAGGTGGGAAACCTGACCGGTGAATAGTCACCCGGTAGGCAAATTGTCTTGCACATCTGGGGCAACGAGACCAAGTCCAGCTGTGATGGCTTTGTCGGCATTGCATGCAGGTTTTTATTCTCGTCTGTGTATGGCTAGCACATGCAACTACGTACATACAACATACATGAGTGTCACTCACGACTCCTCATGGTAAATCCTGTCCAGCACAAAGCTGTTCAGGTTCACCAACGGATGTGGCACCAAATCAAGCATCCGTACAAAGCGGTCCAAATCATCAAGGGAAACCCCATAGTCAAGACAAAACTCTGCTCGACACCTCGGGTTGACCGCTCCCCCTGACTGTGCTCCGTAGAACGGTGAGTACTCATGATTCGGCATCACTGACGGCCCTGTTAACACTGGGCCCTTGGTGACGCGCAAGTACCACTCGCACACGTCTGACACAACAGGGAGGGCGCGCGCCTGAATCAGTAGCTGCGTTGCCACTCCCCTGCCCCATGCAATAGGGTGCAATGATGTGTCTATCTGCCAAAATATGCCGCGCAACCGGCGGGCTGGCTCTGGTGCCCATTCGTAGGCGAATCCATTCCAAACGGGGCGCTGCGCCAAATAAGTGGCCATCCGCCACCTGTTCGGCGGCACAACGGTGGCCTTGACGCTGAAGCCGAATAAGGACCAAGCCTCTGAATACCTCTTCAAAAAGGCCTCTGATCCGGTATCGACGCCGTTTATCTTGGGGGGCACTCTGGTTAGCCCGTCATCGCCCGATGCGCTGGTGTAAATCATCTCCAATACCTCAAAGAACAGCCGTACCACTAGCTCATCACCAAGCAGCTCCCAACTCCAAGCTGCGTAAATGATCGCCAACACCCGCAAAGGAAGGCACGGTGCTGTGTTCTTGTAGGATGTGTCTGATACACCACTGGCATTCACATCCATCACGAATGCCAGTATATCCCCAATTCGGATCCAAAAGGCTTCCTCGCCCTTGAACGCCGCCTTCTCCCAAGCGCCCATATGGGGGAACTGCTTCCTCCGCACCCTCTCGTGCCATCTCATAATGAGGAATGTGAAGCTGGAATCCATGGCGGAAACGTCGTCAACGATCGTGTTCATTGCAGCAGCATCGGCTGCTGTAAAATTCAACCAAGCGTTCATCTCGTCGGGGGTTGCACAACCCGCGTAAAACATTCTACTACGACACGTAAAACGACTAGCCAGCCATTTAGTCTGCCGATGAGTAATCCTGCCCAAGCGGTACAAGTGTATTGGATTCGGCGAGCAAATAAACCTGGGCTTTGCCTCTGGTTTCGTATGCAGCACGCCATCCGGACCCCACTCGAAATCATAACTCTTTTCAGCCTTGGTGAATCCCTTGAACTTCACACGGAGCTGCCCGTCGGAAATATTCTGCGCAAAGCCCTCGTTGTAATCGCGCAACGCTTCCTCCATCTTCGTCCGCTTGTCGCCGGAAAAATGGCCAAGAAACTCTGACTTCGACTCAGGCTCTAAAGGGCATGGAATGCCTGTCTCTGAACGATCCAAAAACGGCTCAAAACATCTGTACAGCAGGTCGAATGCACGTATCATAGCTGGCTTGCGTATCAGCTCGTCGTCTGGTGTGCACTCGACGCTGCACTCATTCAGCCCACGCGACGCACACGGGCCGCAAACTACCGAATCAGGAAAAGGCCGGCGACCACCCAATCGCACTAAGAACGCTGAAACGGCTGATGCAGTGCCTCGCGGAAAACACTTGGGCACCTGATTTGCGAACATAGGTCCACACAGTTGTCCTCTGCGGCTAGTGTCCATTTGTTGTCTGGCCAACCACTTGTCCACTTCCATACGTGTCTTCATCAGCTTGCCCGACACGGTATTCAGCAACTTCGTCCCCCTCTTAAACGAGAGCTTCGGTAGCGTGAAGAGCTGTGACCACAAAGGGTAAAACCCCACATGCGTGGCAAATGCATCACTGATGGGCCGCTCGGGCGCTCTCTGTAAGGCACCGCGTTTGCACCCCTTACACATGTGTCGGTAGGTCTTAACTTTTTTGCAACACGACCAGCACTGTCCGTTATTCAATGGAGGAAGCATGGGTTGGGCCTTCTCGCCCTGCACTGTTATGACTCGCTTCAACCATATCTCCAACTCATCTCGGTCGATAGTGCACTCCCATTTTTCTTCATGTGCCAGGCGCCTGACGGTGTCTATCACGCAATCATGCGTGACATCCTTCCGTACTGCCAAACGTTGCAACAATTCCGATTCTCTGGGGAGATTGAGGGTCAAATCTGCTGTCTCGCCCCACGGCTCTGTGGCCGGCACCGGCTCGACCTCGTACTCACGTTGGAAGTCGAAAGGCGTCACTGCAGACCCCACGGTCAGCGCCACATCCTTAAATAGCGTCCAGACTGTCTGATGTTCCACAGGACGCAAATAAGTATACACAGCCAAGCGGTACGGGTAAAATTCCCGCTCATCACATGTGCCGTGGGCCTGAAGGGACCGGGAACCAAATGCCTCCGCAATCAGGTTGAAAAAACGCTCGGAACTAATGGTCGGACATCCGAAAACAAAACTCTCGCGATACTCAGTGGAATGGTGTCTAACCTTCACGCCATTGTCTGGAACGCGCTTAAGAGCATAATCCTCAGAAATGCTCTTCCGGAATAATCCAATAGCCGAACCTTCGATGCAGCACTGACTGCGAAGAGTCACGCTGGGCAAAACTCCGTGTGCCACGTGCTGCAAACGATACGCCTTCTCACAATCGCACTTCAAAACCCATGGGCACGAACATGCTAATCCTGCCTGCCTGGCAGCGGAAAACACAACCGCATTCTCAGGACACACCTTAGCGCGCCAGTAAAATGGCTGGTGCGCATCCAGATGCGGGCACAGGGGAAAAGCTGAATACACCACTGTCGGAGCGATAGCAGGCAAACGGGGCAAGGCTGCGGGTGGCGGTGGCGCCACCGTCGTGACCGTCCAGTGCGCAACCAAGAATTGGCCAGGTATGGCCGGGATCAGCACGATGGCCCAATTGTCCGCGCGAGGTTTTCCACTCTCAAGCGTGAACGATGGTAAACCATCAGCACCCAGGCCGGCGTACCAATACATAGGAAAGTGCAGCATTGACAGCCGCAGCAATCGTCGCGCCATCTGCAACATAGACAAAGGCCCTTGGACCCCCGTCTGAAGAATGGGCACTGGTTCCCAATCTTTGCGCGGCTTGTTTTTATTGCGGTCCCACCACTCTATGGCCATTGCCAATCGGAGCGCGGACTCACCACAAGTCATTCCTGGTAAAGCAATTGCATCGTAATCAAATAGCTCGGGGTGGTTGCCAACTATCGCGTCCTGCGGGTCTAACGCAGGGTTCGCGACGGCATAGGCAAGAGCGGCTGTCAATTCTAAAGTGAAATACGGTCGTGCAACTGGCGCTGGAATCAACTTGGGTGGCATTGTCACCTGTGGGGAAATAAGTAGTATGCTCTGGGTCTTACAAGGTACACTCCAAGCTAGGTTTCAAGCTGAGTCGAACAACTGTCCGGAAACCAACCTCGTGCCGCAAGACAGGTCTTTGTCTAAGGATCAAACTGAACTAAATCGCTTCAATTTGGCAGGTTGTTTTAAGCTACCTAACTGCTTTGGGTGGGAACCTTACGAGTGCCAATAAAATTCGTGAGCAAAGCTCAAAGCATACTGAAACTCACCTCCCCAAATGTTGTGAAGATGGTGGAGCCCCTCGACGAGCATCCAACATCCCTCCTACCTTATCAGGTAGAAGTAAAACGGTTCCTTCGGTTAGACCGTTCTAGTCCCCAGGCTGGTTACTGGATTCAGCAAGACTCTACCGGGGTTTCCGGCAAGGATCATGGATTAGGGTATTATGTTCCCCACCTAGGCCTCCACACCTAACCACCAAAACGCGTGTAACGTGTCCAGGGCCAAATGACAAAGGAACTCAGCTCTGTTGGTGGGTAGGAGGAGCTCTCCAGCGGCAGTTGATTAGTATTCGAACAATTGCTGCCTAGCTTCAGCGGTTAATCCATGACTGGTAATTGAGTCACCCATGCAGGCGGCCGACCAACACCGGACTCGCCCCACCTCCATGAGTGCCGCACACTCAAGGAGACCAAACCCCCGGG